GTACGCAGCTTTGGCGCATTCGAGCTCGACAAAAAGCCCCAAGTACCGATGTTTCCCGTTTGGCTCTCGAATCTGCGCCATCCATTTCCCCGCCTTCTTGTGCCAGGTCACGCCTTTAACGCCCGAGGTGTTGCTGCTTTTCAATGTCTGATTCTGGTTGTTTTGCAGCTGGCTCGCGGCCCTCAAATTGTGGATGGCATTGAACGCGCGATTCCGGTCGATGTGGTCGATGTGGTGCTCGGGCCATGCCCCGTAGAAATAGAACCAGGCCAGCCGATGCGCGTAATACTCACGGCCATCTATGCCGACCGAGTAATAACCGTGGCTCGTGTCCAAGGAGCCCGCCACCGCTCCCGCTTGCGCGCGAGACGAAAGTGAGACTTTACGCGTAAAGACCCCTGTTACCGGGTCATACTCCAGCACTTGCTTTAGCCGTTCCAAAGAGATCATGCCAAACTCCAAACTATTTCAATTCGTATAGTATGAACTAAATTGGAGTTTGAGGCAACTAGCCCCCCATGAGGCGACGATACTCGGCCGCCGCGGCGATCGGGTCGGTTGGCATGGGCGCGGTAGCCACGCCTGCCTGTACAACCAGGGGGCCGCCGCCGGGCCCGGTGAGCTCGACGCCTTTCTTGACCAGGCCCAGGATATTGCCGAGCAGCTCAATGGCCTTGTCCGGGGAGCGCGTTTTGATCTCCAGGCCATCGCGTGTCTTCTTGACGCCGGCGTACAGGCGGGCGGCGCCGGCCGACAAGGTGCGCGTGTCTTTGAACACCTCATAGCCCACGCCGTCGCCAAAACACTCCGTGCACTCGGGGTGCGGCGCGCGGCGCTGGTTGAACCCTATGCCGCCTTTGCAATCGAAGTCCAGGCCTAAGGGGTCGGGGTTCTTGTCGCGGGCGCGCCGCACGATGTGCGCGTTGAGCAGCATGTTAAATTCGTTTTGTGTGTATTGGTACTGGTGGCCTACTCCGTGGCAGTGCCGGCACGAGCCGATGTAGCGCTCGCTTAGGTCGCGCGGGTCGGCAGTAGCCACAAGCACCAACTCGCGTATGTACTGCTCGACGTCCATGCGCAAGTCCTTGCACAGCTCGGCCTCCCATTTCGCAATGGCGGCCTTGACCTGCGGGTAGCTCATCATGAGCGTGGCGCAGCTGGGCGCCGAAGCATGGTCAGCACCAAACACGCGCTTGTAGGCTTCCGTCTGGTTCCGGGGGAGCACGCTCATGTACTCGGCCACGAACCGGGCTTGATTGTTGGTGAGGGTCGAAGATTCCATGCGCGTATTGTAGCCGGGAATTTGTCGAGATTTTCAGGAATATTCGGCCTCGCTTGCTCAGCCTTCCCGCATCCCGGACCATCCTTGGCCACGCGTTCCAAGCCTTTACACCGAAACGCACTACCCGGAACGCTTCAAAACGTTTCTAGGAACTGTACTAAATAATACTTTAGATACTAAACTACTATTTAGGGGGTATTCAAACCCTGCGGGTAAAGAGCATGCACGGTGTAAAGATTTGTGTACAAAAGTAAGATGGTTGGTCTGTATTTTGCTTACTAGCCATCGTCCTGCCTCTAACGCAGGTCGAAAAACGGTAATTTAAGCGCTGGAGGAAGAATTACTAAGTTGCAAAGTTAGGGAAAAGTGAGTAAAATAGGGCCTTCTCCCTTAGTTAAAACTAAATTAGGCTATGAAAATAATTGACCGAAAAACCGCCCAGGCGTTAAACCTGATGAAGTACTACACGGGGAAGCCCTGCAAGAACGGACACGTGTCCGAACGCTACACGAAACCGGCAAGCTGCTGCGCCTGCGTGGCTGCTGGCAACGGACGCATCTTAGCCACAGTTTCCTCAAATTTTGATGCAAAGATGGAAGCGCTTACCGAATTGAGAGTTTTCTGGGTGCTTATTGATCATGCAGACTTGGCGCGCTACTACGAAATGCTGCAACTGGAATTCGTCATGTCCTACCCCCATTTGCAGGCGTCGGATCTGCCTCGACCTTCCGCACGCAAGCCAGGGGAGCCTTTTTACCGCGTACTGGCCCCGCATGCCTCGGTCTATGACCTGCGCCAGTACGCGGATTGCCTTTGGTCTGAAACACGCAAAGCACAGCGCCAGGCCTCGTTAGCCGAGACCGCAAAAAGACTCGCCGCCCAGATTGCGGCGGCGAATGAAGGAGACGACGATAGCGGCCCGAGCGACAACTGGGCCAAGTAGCCTATTTCACGATGGCCGACACATTATCCAGACGGGTATCGAAGTTCACGATCTCAAGCGTGCCGGTGGCGCCCACCGTTGTATAGACGCGAAGGCTCACTAGGAAATTAACCGTGCCGGCCGGGATGGCGTAGGGGATGGTCGACATGTGGCCCAAGTCATACGTTTGGGCGGTAGGCAGGTTCATCACGTCGGCCGTCTGCGTGCTGTGCGGGCGTCCGAAGAACGTTTGCGCCAAGATGGCAAACGAGGCATCCAGGAACTGCAGGTTGCCGATGATGTTCAACACTTGGCCGGTGGTCTGCGTGAGCTTAATACCCGCCGTCATGGTCGCCAGCACCCCCGCAACGCCTGAATAGCTGCCGCTTCCCTTGATATCGATATAGTTGGTCACGAGGGTCGCCGCACTGTAGGGAACGACCATTTTGCGCCCTGGACCGCCATCGGTGCGCGCGGCGACCGAACAGGACAGCGCCCGGATCAAGCCGGAAGTACTGATGGTTATATTGTCAGGCGCAAACCCGCTATTGGGGCCAGCCACTGCGACGCTACCCGACAGCAACGAGTTTTGCAGCAGTGTGGCTTGGTCGCCATACGTCCCATACCCATTCAAGGTAGGCACGCGCTTAACTGCCCCGGCGAACAGCGGCCCAGCATTGGCGGCCAGGTAGGTAGCCAGCAAGAAGCATTGGTACGGGAGCGGATGCGTGCCATCCGAGGTGCCGCCGGTAACAGGCGTGCCGTAGGACGTCTCCTGCGAGGATAGCGAGTAATCACGCGCGCCCGCCGCCATTGGGCAATACAGGAAGCCGGGGAAAACGACGGCCGCCTCGCGCGCGAACGCTTCCATACGGGCGAATTCGGCGCTTTCGTTATATTGCACGCCATCAACTGGCGAAACAGGCGTGCCGCCATTGACCCGGCGCATGGCCGCTGTGCCAACAAACAACAAACGCGCGCCGATGGCCTGGCACTGCTGATAAATCTTGAACAGGGATGGCCAGGTCTGCACTGCCGAGTAGCCCGAGTCGAGGTCGTTGCTCATCCCTTCCAGAATGACCAAGCGCGGCTTGAATGGGGCAACGTCAGTAGCGAAGCGGACAGACATTTGGGCCAGGGTGTTGCCGCTGACGCCAGCCCGGTTGACGATTTTCAACGGGTTGCCCATGATCGCATTGAACCGGTCCATGAAATTGCGGCTGGTCACGGCTTGGAAAGGGACACCCGCGAGTGTCCCCGCCTCGTCGCCATACCAGACAATGCTGTCGCCAAGCGCAACAGTGGGGCATTGCACGTCAGGAGAGCGGCCATTCGCCGCAGGAGGTTGGGTAATCATTAGAGCCCCTCCGACCAAGCGATACTCGACGCCGCGCGGCCAATAGCCTGCACCGCCCCGATGTGGCCACCAGAGAGCAAGCCGCCGGCGTATCCAGCCCCTGCGCTATTGGCGGACAAGAGCATGCCGGCTGCCAGCGTAGCGGAGCCAGCGCCAAATGCAACGGCCACATCAGCGGCTCCGTTGACTTGGATCATGAGGTATTTGCGAAGGGGATTTGCCGGAACGATCTGCGTCGAAGCGGTTGTAACAGCCACGGTAATCGGCGAGGAGAGGGTATAGGTCGTTGTGCCGCTAGGACTTGGCGCTGAGCTAGGCGTCCAGACGCCTGCGCCGTCAACGGTGCCGGGCACGGTGCCCACTACAGTCAAGTTATTATTTGGGACAGAGGATTGCATAGGAGCTCCGGGGAAAAAGGGTTCTCCCCGGATTCTACTCCTATGCCAAAGCAGCATCAGGCTATTTCAAGATTCACCCTTTGCAAGCAAATATTCACGCCAAGGCACTTTCTTGCCATTGACCAGGAAGCCCCAAGTGCCGCGGTAGCGCCCCGTCACGAACAGCGTCCACACGCCGCCCTCGGACACCTCCGTGATGCGATGATACTCGCCGAAGCGCAGCGCGGCCGTGTCGCCCGCCTGGCGCTTGGCCACTTGGAGCAGCTGGGTAACATCGGCCCATTCGGCTGACATGTGTGGCTTGGCTTCCCGAAAAGTCGCCATGACTTCATCGCTGGAAGGCCTGTTTTCCACGTACCAACCCCGCAAGATGAAGGTACGCGCGTTCCACGGATGGTCGTGCAAGTCGCGGTCGTCATCCTCGCGCATGATCTGGTGCAGGCGGATCGAGATAGGGAACTGCCCCCAGGGTCGGTTGCCCGAGCTGTCCGCCGGGTATGGGTTGAACAGCCAGTAGCGGCGCATGTAGACCTGGCTGCCGTCGGCCGATGTGATGTGCGTGTACGGCGTGCGCATGGCGCGGCGGATGAGCCAATCGGTTACTGCGGGGCGCGCAAGCACGCGAGCGATGAGGGCGGCGATCATTTGCGCCCCGTAGCTTCGTCGCAGCACTCGCTGGCGAACCGCAGCGCCATGGCGGCCACTTGGATAGCTTCTTTGCGCATGGCTTGCAGATCACGGTTTTTCTGTTTCGTCCACACGTGCGACTTGAGCTCATCCACTTCTTCCAGCAGCACCGCGAAACCCTCGTGCGCGCTGTTGAACGGCGGCCAGTTTCCGGTAGCCTGTTCTAGTTCAAAAACACTGTCGTCAACTGCAATTGCTTGGGGGATATTCATTTTAAGCTCCAAAGGAGGATGGTACGGGTTGAACAACTTGGGCCATGCTATAAGCGCGGGCGATCTCGGCGGGGCCGGTCACGTCGCGCCACGCGTGATTATTGAGAATGTAGAGGCGCGGGCGGCCGCCGTCAGGGTTGACCGCGTTATGCACGCGGCCATCGGGCAAGCCAGGGTGCAAGGCGTAGCCCAGGGTCGTCATGATATCGCGGCGCTTGTTGCGTGATACGCGGCGGTTCGCCAGCAGGGTATCTAGCGCGATCGAGGAAACCCAGCCACCGGCAAAGCCCGGCAGGCCCTGCTCGATCGCTTCCAGCACGTCCTGCTCGATGCTGCCCAGGCTCTCGCTGATCGCTTCCTCGGTGCTGGTCGTGGTTGGCGCGCGCTGGCAGCTGGTGGCCGGATTGAATTCGTCCGGGATCGGGAACGTGTGTAGCAATTCCGCAACAATCGCATAGCCACCGCTCTTGAGCCAGTTGTAAATGCCGTGCATGTACTTCGAGTCCATGCCATCGCGGCGCAGGTCGCTCTCGTGCTGCTGGGCAGCGTACAGCACGGCGAAGCGACGATCGTTGCGCGTCTTGATGATCGCATCCTTGTGGTTCGAGTTGAACATAAAGTTGCCGCAAATGTCGCTCGTCACCTGGTCCACGCCCTTGCCCTCAATCTCCAGGTCGTCGCCCGTTATCATCGGCTTGAGCTCCTCGATCACGTCTCGGCGGTTGCCACCTACATAAATATCCTCAACGCCGTAGAACAGCTTGTTGCGCATCCAGGCGTTGAACTCCTTGGCCAGCTTCGATGCCTTGGGCCAGTGCACGTACCGTTTGCCAATGGCTTCGGCCACGCAGCGAGTGAGTAGCGTCTTGCCATTGCCCTCGACGCCCTGCAGGAGCGGGGCCCATTGGAATTTGTAACCCTTGTGCTGCACGCATGCGGCCATGTAGGACAGCAGGATCATGCGGTCGCGCTCGTCGGGCAGCAGCTTGGCCATGTGCGTCAGAAAGGGCGTCACGTCGCCGACCTGGCGCGGCACGTCGACCGGCCACCAGGTATTGACGCGCGAGCGGCCGGCGTCGCGGATGATCTCGCCCGGCGCGCGGTCGGGCTTGAAGCAAGTACTATCGGCGCGGGGGTGCTTGATAGCCTGCGACTGCGTGAATGCCTCGTATGCGTCGCGGCTGGTGCGGTCGTTCTCGGCGCTCATCACGAACGAGTAGCCACCGAAGAGCACGCGGAATTGCTCCGACTTGAGCAACAAGCCGCCTTGTGTGAGGATGCGGTTCTCGTCAAACACGTAGGTGCAGCCGGCAAACTGGATCAGCTGGTCGGAGACGTTGCTGTAGGTCGAGCCCTCGATCATGATGGCCTTGGCGCGCTCGCCTGGCTGGTTCATGTCGGTAGGCGGCAGCAGGGCGTCAATGACGAGCGGCTCGGGTTCCTTGTCGCTGATCACATCGCCCTGCACGCGGATGGCGGACATGATGGTGCGCGTGAGGTAGTCCTCGCGGTCGTCCCACTTGGCGCGCACCAGGGCGGACATACGCATGATGCGCTCGGTGCGCTCGCAGTCCTTGCCGGTCCAGAACATGAGATGTTGCGCGAGCGCGCGGTCGGCCTCGCTGGCGCCGTAGGCATCGTGGCTATTACCGTCGGGCGGGTAGACCTTGGCCAGCACCTCAACATTGCAGTCGAACAAGTCCTTGAACGATGCTTTGCTGCCGAACGCGGCGGCTGCGCTGGTGCTGGCCATGGCGCGGCGCAGCAGGTCGGTATCGTCATCCGGGCCGCGCCCCTCTTGGCGCCCCACGGTCCAGCCGTACTCCTTGCCTTCGGCGCTGCCGTTGCGCTGCAGGTGGCGTTCGACTAGGCGGCCCAGGCCCGCGCTGTGCTCGGTGGCGGCGTTGCCGACGATCGGCATGCCGATGCTGCAGCCAAGGGCAACGAAACGCTTCTTTGTGTACAGGTCAAACAACTGGTTTGTTTTGTCCTTGCAGCGGCGTTCGTCGGTCACGCTGCCGGTGCCGATGATGTGCAGGCCGCGCCCGGACTGGCTAGTTTCGACGGCGGCACCGTTGAGCTCGGCGCACAGCTCGGCAACGATCGGCGTCCACGCGCCACTGGCGTCCACGCATTCGTCTATATCGATGAAAAAGAAAGGGTCTTGCTCGGTGAAGGTGAAGCCGACGCCATACCCGGCGCCCCAGGCGGCCGCCGTGCGGACGGCGGTATCCGCGTCTACCCAGATGGACGACTCGTGGGCGTCATGGCGCTGGCCCGTGTAGATGTTGAGCGGGTACTTGTGGGTCTTGCCCGGCCGTTCAAGGTCGGGGACGAATTGGCAGACGACAAACTGCCTGTAAGCCGCCAGCGCGGCCAGCGCGTCGGGGAGTTGGTTCATTTGAGGGCGGCGAGAGCTTGGTCGATGAGGTCTTGCGGCGCCTTGCGGGCGTGCGGGTCTTGTGCGGCCAGGCCCTGCGCCACCACCGCCAGGTTGCGGCCACGCACGGCGGCGCGCATGATATCGCGGCGGAAGTCGGGCATGGTGCCGAACAAGTAGGAGATGAGCGCCGGCGCGATCCCGGCGGCCACGCCGACGGCCTCGCGGGTTACGCGCTGATAGCCATGCTGGGCCGCCAGGGCAAGAGCAGCGTCCAGGATCAGCGCGCGGCGGTCGTTCGGTTTTAATTTAGCGGTCATATTGGTCAATCTCAAAGGTGTTTCCGTGAGTCTATGCGGTAATTGACGAACTCGTCAATAGCCTTTTACCGATCCAGCGCATATTGCTCGTGCACATGCTGTTGCCCAGCGCCTTGTACCGCGGCCCGTCCGCTGCCGGCTTGCCTCGGTGCAGCACGAGCGTGTAATCGTCGGGGAAAGCCTGCAGGCGTTCGCATTCGCGTGGGGTGAGGCGGCGGACTGCCATGCCGGTATAGACGTTGAGATTGCCCGACCCGGTCGACGTGGTGAGTGCTGGGTTGACTCCCGAAACGTCGGTCAATCTGTCGTGCGCGTAGTCTTCGCTGTAGTAGGCATAGCGAACATTAGCCACAATCGGCTGGCCGCGCCCCGTGCCGTCCTCGCTGGCATCGAAGCCTTCGGCCTTGAGGCAGTGCGTCACCGGCGCGGTGACGCAAACGGGGTCGTCTATCCAATGCTCCAGGCCCATAGCATCGCGGTACGTGACCGGGACGAACACGGGCTCGTCCCGGAATCCAGAATGCGCGTCACCGTTAGAAACCATTGTCGGGGTCACAGCCTGCACAAGAAACGTTTCCGTCTCGAAGTCGAGACGGCCGGTACCGCTGGCGCAGGCGTTGCGCGCGGTTGCTACGTCAATGGGGCCGGATTGGTTGTTTCCACCGTAGGCAACAGCTTGGAGGCCGCCTCCAAGCTCAAAGTCTGTTCCAAGACCACCACCGCCTGTAGTGCGCGAGCTAATTGTTCCGGCAACGTCTTGCCCCGCTTGACGGCTCGGCGCAAAATCCCGGCGCACGCCGTCGAACTCAAAAAGTATTTCTGTGGGATCGAACCCTTTTCGAGCACTTGCGACAACGAACACACGGCGGCGTCGTTGGGCCACTCCGAAATATTGGGCATCAAGCACCCGCCACGCAATTGTTCTTTGGGGGCCAACAACACAACCAGCGTTCGGCCATTTGCCCCCTGGCGCGACAAGCTGCTCGTCTTCGCCGGCAAGAATCCCGAGGAAACAACCGAAAGCATTAGATTTGTCGGAGAGGACTCCGGGGACGTTCTCCCAGACGATGATGCATTCGTCGTCGGGTCGTTGTTCATCGATAGCATTGGCAAGGTCCGCAAAGGAAAGGGTGAGTTGGCCGCGAGGGTCCAGCAGGCCGGCGCGGGCGCCAGCAATAGAGAAAGCTTGGCAAGGCGTGCCGCCGACCAGGATGTCGGGCGCTTCGAGCAGCCCCGCGCGCACCAGCGGCGCGAGCTGGGTCATGTCGCCCATGTTCGGCACGGTTGGGTAGTGGTGCGCCAGCACGGAGCAGGGGAAGGCCTCGATCTCGGCGAACCACGCAGCTTCGAAGCCCAACGGCCCCCAAGCCACGCTGGCCGCCTCGATGCCGCTACAGACGGAGCCGAACCTCACGCCGTAGCCTCGCCGCCCAGTGCGTCCGTCAGCGCCATGAACAGGCCGTTCAATTCGCCCGCCATGAGCGTCAGTTCGCCGTCCAGGCCATCCCCCGTCTTGTCCTCGATGACGTCCAGCAGTTTGATGCCAGAGAGCGCCAGGTCTTCCGACAGCACGAAGGAGATTTTATCCTCCCAGGTCAGCGCCAGGCGCACGCACTGCTTGCCGGCGGCGATGTGGCGGCCGAGGTCTTGCGCATCCAGCGTGTGGCGCTTGTACTGCACCACGGCCTTGCTCTCGCCGGTGGCGCGTAACGTGGCGTCCATGTCGACGGTGAAGCCGATCGGCGCCTCGTCAAGCTGCAGCCAGCCCGTCATAACCGCGACCGGCGAGCGCTGCACCCGGAACGACTCCAAGGGCATCTTGTCGACGACCTTGAGGAGCAGTTTCACCACATCGTCAGCGCGCGCCGGGCTGGCCGCGTCTACCACCATCCAACCATTTACCGGGTCGATCCAGACGCCAGTGCGTGAGTGCACGGAGAACGCCCGGGGCAGCAGCTCGTCGGCCACCCGCTCGCGCACCTCCAGGCGCTGCTTGCGGCCCGGCGCGAAGCCCTGCGCCTCTTCCAGCTCCAGGCAGCGCGCGGCGGCCGCTTCCTTGATCACGCTGGCCGGGAGCAGCTTCTTCTCGGTGCGCAGTTGCAGGAACAGCTGGCGGCCGACTCGGTAGATGATGCCTTGATCGCCAATCGGCGCCCAGCCGCTGCGCTGCAGCTCCATGCTCGTGCACGGGGTGAAAGCCTGCGGCTTGAGCGCTTCTTGGAACTCGTCCGGTTCAATGGCCCAAGGGCGAGGGAGGCGGTAGATTTGCGCGTGTTTAAACATTATTTGCTTTCATTAGATGAATTATTAGAGAGTGCCGGGGCCGGTTGCGAAAGCCGCATCGCCGCCATCGGCCGCCACCAGCTCGGCCCAGGCCAATTGCGCCTGCTCGTGCTCGTCGCCCACGTACTGCCAGCCCGGCTCCTTGATCTCGCGGCTGACAAACTGAGCAATGTGGCCGCCGACGTGGCGCTGCTCGATGCGCACCATGCGCCAGCCGATCAGGTCGGCGGATTTGAGCACCTCGTTCTCGGCCTTCGAGCTGTTGGCCAGGCCGTAGCGCACCATGCGGCCGCCCTCGTCACGCAGCGCGCCGACGTTGTTGCGGAACAGGCGCACGCCTTTCTCGGCGCCCTCCAGCACCACCTGCGACTGCGCGAACGCTTCGGACTTCTTGCCGCGGTACGGCTCGTCGCCCGGCGTCCCGTTCAAGCCGATGCTTTGCTGCAGGTCCGCCAGCGCGGCGGCCGGCACTCCCCATTTCGCTGCCCAGGTTACAAGGTTCATGACGCACCGCCGCAGGAAGGGCATTCTTGTTCGGTTCCGATATCGGGGTCACGAGGCACCCATCCCGAGCCGAGGCACGCGCCGCACGGCGCCACCTCCTCAAACCCGTGACGATCAAACGTCAGCACCACGCCGACCAGGTGCTGCAGCGTCGCGGCCGTGCCCGGGGCAACGCGCTTCGCTAGCGTGACGTGCGCCTTGTGTGGCAGGTCGGCGTGCAGGACTTGCCTTGTGTAATGGTCGTTAGCCTCTTGGGACCAGGCGCAGTCTGCCATTTCAGCAACGACCAGGCCCGGGCGCCACTCAACCACGCGGGCAATTGTTGCGGTCTGGGGGCCAGCCCATGCGTACGGCGCCACTTGCTCCAGGCGGCCCGAGCGATCAAAGAAGGTTGTCAGGTGCACTTGCTTGGTCACGCCCAGCAGGTTGAGCGTGTCTTGGCTGGCTTTCGAGGGCCAGGCGGCTACGAAGTTGTTCATGCGGCACCGCCTACGGTACGAGTGGCATCAATCGAAATGAGGTCATCAACGCTTTGGTCAACTTGGGTAGGCGAATAACCGGCCATGCCGAAAAGGTACGGGCTATGGCGTACCACTCGATACCGTTTTGCAAAGACCCCCATGCGTTTGACCTGTTCCAGCACCGTGACGCTGCCGCCGTCTGGTTCGTCCGAATAGTCATTTCCGCAGGGTAAGAGAGCGAGCAGTTCATTTTCTGGGATGACCGCCTGCAAGGCCATAGGCTGCGCCGGGTCGGGAACCGAGAGGGCTTCCCCGTCGGTCACGCCTAAACGCTGCGACAGCCAATCGTCCATACCCCGTTTGAATCGGCTGTCAGGTACGACCAACAGTGTGTTTTGCAGTGCACGGTAGGCGTCGGAAAGCGCTTCCGCGTCCGTAGCGCCGTCCCAGTTAAAGGAGAAGGGACGGACTGCCTTCTCGCGGGGGTCCGGAGACTGGGCAGGGCGAACGAAAGTCTTTGATGGCACCCATTTCTCGCTCGGCCCGTGGTACAGGAAGCCAGCCGCCCGCAGCGCTTGCTCGGCGCGGTCCAGGCGGCGCGCCAGCGGCATTGCGTCTTCCTGCTCGACAGCGAATTTACGGATTTCCCAGAACTGGCCGCGGTGGCTCAATTCCTCCTCGGGCTTGATTTCGACCCAGCCGGTCGTGCCCGGCGCGCGCGCGAAGATGATCATTTTGGCTCCCGTACGACGAAGACATGGACGCCCTTGCCACTGGCGCGTGGCTCAACGTCAAGACCCAGCGCGGCATAGCCTTCGCAGCGAAGTGTCGAACCGTCGGGGAGGCCCCCCACTGTGGCAAAGACTGGGGTATGAACTTTCGGTTTCAGAGGCCGAATATCGATAATTACCCCGTCCGGCCCATTGAAAATGAGTACGCTTAATCCAGCAGTCCTGGCCCGGACGATCAGCTCGGCCGCTTCATTGCGGATAAGCTGGATGGCTGTTTCTTGGTCTGACATTTTATTTACTCTCCGTAGGTTTAAGTTCGACAATCCCGTACATGCCGCCGTCAGGCGCGATTCGGCATTCCATGAGGATGTAGCCTTTTTGGTCAGCTTCGGCTGCTAGTTCTCTCATTTCAGCGTGCAGAATTTCCGGTTTTCTTGCGGCTTCGCTGAAAAATAAACGATCTGCCCGAGCGTAGATGTTGCCTTTCTTCATGGCGGTTCTCCTCAAAAACTGTAGGTTAGGTCATATTGACGGTGCCGTCAATACCGTACCGCAATAATTGTTCGCAAATCTTGCCGCGCAGGGCAAACGCCTCCGTAGCGCCGAGCAGCTGCGCGTTGGCCGTGTCGATGCCGAACGCGAAATAGAACCGGCTTTGTTTCTCCTGGTTGTCGGGCCGCCCCAGCGCATCCTGCAGGCCGGACCACCAGGAGATTGTCGAGCGCAGCAGCTGCTGGGCCTCGGCGCGCGCGGCGTGCTGCTTGCGGATAGACATAGCCACAATGTCGTGCCCGTGCACCTCGGGCGCCTGGTCGATGCGCGCGCGCTCGGCGCCGAAGATGGCCAGTGTCTCGGGCGTGAGCAGGATCAAATTGCCGTCGACCATCTCGGGCCCGGTGCGCAGCGCGGGCAGCGGCGCCGGCGTGCCGCACTTGGGGCACTTGACCAGCACGCGCATGTAGGGCCAGGCGCATTTGGGGTTGATGCACGGGCGCAGGGGGATGGCGTCGGATGGCCCGGTGCTGCGTTTCTCCCGGCGGTCGAGCGAGAACGTGGTGCGCGCGTCGGGTGGCCCCATGTGGCGATAGATGTTGCCTACGTGGTCAAGGATCAGGCCGAACGGTTTCTCGCTGGCGGCAATGAAGGCCAGGCGCTCGGCGTCGCTGTACGTGTCCCACATTGGGTATAGGGCAGGATCGAGCATCAGGCGTAGCACGCGGCCCCACTGCTGGCAGTACAGGGACCAGCTTTCCGTCGGGCGCGCCATGCTCACCACCTCGATGGCCGGCAAGTCAAAGCCCTCGCCGAACAGGTCGACGTTGACGAGCTGCAGGATCTCGCGCCGGCGGAAGCGGCGCAGAATATCAAGTCGCAAGTGGTCGGGCGTGCCGGCGCTGACGACCTCGGCGCGCACGCCCATCTCGTTGAACCTGCGCGCGATCTTGTTCGCTTCCTCGACGTCAACGGCGAACGTCACGCCCAATTTGCCCTTGGCGTGCTGCAGGTACTCGCGCACCACATCGCCCACCAGTGTGCTGGACTTGTGCACGGCCTCGCGCAGCTGATTGGCGTTGAGGTCGCCCGTGGCGCTGCTGATCGTGACGCCCGTCAAGTCCAGGTCTTTGGTGTTGACGCTGACGACCTTGTAATCGGTCAGGTACCCGGCGTCGATGAGCTCGCGCATGGTTGGCGCGTTGACGAGTGTATCGACAAAGCCATCAGCATGCCGGCCCAGGCCTTGCCCATCTGCCCGCAACCACGTGGCCGACACGTGCAGCCCGCGCGCCTGGGGGAACATGACGCGGCCCTTGCCCCATTTGTTCTCGCGCAGGCAATGGTGCGCCTCGTCCATAACAACCAGGCCAATCTGCGCGCACCAGGCCCGCTCGTGCGGCTTGAGTCGGATCAACGTGTCCACACCGGCCGCCGCGCAACGCCCGTTGGCGTCATAGTAGGAGCGGCCCAGCTCGGCCATGTGCAGGGAATTGATATTCGACACGAGCTGTTTTTGCCCGATAATTCGGTGCCGCACGTCGTTGCGCGCCAACGCCACGCTGATCTGCGACACGAGCTCCTGGCGGTGGGCGATAGCCACGCTGCCGCCATTAAATTCCTTGATCTTGTGCGAAAAGAAAACGGTCTTGCCGCTACCGGTTGGGGAATTTACGCCCACGTCGGCCAGGCCTGAGGCAAACGCGTCGTTCGTCTCGTGGTCGAGGGCTTGCTGGTACGGTCGGAGTTTCACAGCAGGCATAAAATAAATTCCGTAAAGTTATTGACGAAGCCGTCAATTTACCGTTAGGATTGGCCCGTGTCAATGTTTATAACCCTCAACGAAAGAAAATCATGCTCCGTATTGAAATTACCGAACCCACCGCAGCAGATGCCAAAATGATGATGGCGCTCGCCCATGCCATCCTCGGCACTGGTGAAGTTTCGATTACTCACCGTGTCGGAGAACTTTCCGTAACGACGACCGGGCCAGCTGACGGTCGCCCGCGTATCGACCCCATCGCGGACCTGGCTAATGAGTCGGCACGAAGCCAAAGTGTTTTTGGCGACGGTTACCAGCTCAAAGGCCAAGAGCCACACATCGCCAAAGATGACATCCCCAGCACCGGCCTGGCCGCTGCGTCCGAAGTGTTTGGCAAGAGCCCACTCCCAAACGGGGCGGTAGCGGTCCCCTCCCCGCCGCCGAGTTCTGGCGCCGCTGTGCCGAGCGTGACGCCGCCAACGCCGCAGCCTATCGTGCCCGTGCCGCCGCCGGTCGTGCCCGTTGCTCCGCCGCCTGGTGCCCCGACCCCTGCCCCTGGCACGGAACTGGACGCTGACGGCCTGCCGTGGGACCATCGTATCCACGCCGAGAGCAAGGCGATCAACAAGGGCGACGGCAAATGGAAGGCAAAGCGCAATGTGGCCGCCGAGCTAGTCGCGGCAGTACAGGCCGAGCACCGTGCTATCCTCGGCGTTGCCGCGCCGAACCCGTTCGCCGGGTTAAAGACGGCGGGGGAGTTGGGCATCGGCAGTCCTGCGCCTTCCCCGGTTCCTGCCGTGCCGCCTGTCCCTTCCCCACTCCCTGTGCCACCTGCCCCCGTTGCGGCCAGCATCACGCCGCCGGTCCCGAGTGGTGCCCAACCGGGTATTAGTTTCGCCGAGCTCATCCCGAAAGTGACCGCGGCGCTGGCGGCCCAGACGATCGACCAGGACAAGGTGCTGACGGTCTTGAGCGCCCACGGCGTGGCCACATTGCCCGGCTTGATGGCGCACCCGCACCTGGTTGGCTCCGTCGCTCTCGCGCTGGGCCTGGCGTAATGAGCGCGCACGCTATTCTGGCCCCATCGGCCGCCGCGCGCTGGGTAGCGTGCGCGGGCAGCGTGGCGCTCGCGGCGCTGTTCCCCGAAGAGAAGGACGGCGAGAAAGCGCGCGAGGGCACGGCGGCGCACTGGGCGGCGTTCGAGGTCCTGCACGCCTCGCCGGTGGCGCTCGGCCAAGTCGCGCCAAACGGGTTTGTTCTCACCGAGGAAATGCTCGAAGGCGCGCAGGCCTACGTGGACGAGATCGACGCGGAGCTGGCACGCCGCCATCTCACGCGAGCCGTGCTGGTCGTTGAGCGCCGGGTAAGTATCGGCCGCGTGCACCCGGAGAACTGGGGAACGCCCGACTGCTGGTTTTATGACCCGATAGCCCGCGTGCTGGTCATGTTCGATTTCAAATTCGGCCACCGCATGATCGAGGTATTCGAAAACTGGCAGCTCATCGACTACGTGGCCGGCGTGGCGACCGAGCTGGACCTGGACGACTTGACCAACGCCGTCAAGATGGTGATTGTGCAGCCACGATCCTTCCACCGTGACGGGCCGGTGCGCGAATGGACGACACGCTTATGCGACCTGCGCGCGCAGATCAATATTTTGACCAGCGCAGCCGAGCGGGCGCTGGAGCCTGGCGCCAAGTGCACGCCGAACCCGGAATGCGAGTTCTGCCCGGCGCGTCATGCCTGCGAGGCCGTGCAGCACAGTGCATACCGAGCGGTGGCGTTGTCCAAGGGAAGCACGCCATTGGTGCTGTCGCCGTCGGCGGTCGGGCTGGAGCTGCGCACGTTGGAAGCGGCCGAGCAAGCGCTGGCGGCTCGGATCAGCGGGCTCAAGGCGCAGGCGGTGGCGCTGTTCAAGGGCGGCGCGCAGGTGCCAGGCTGGGCGATGGTGCCGACGTCCGGGCGCGAGGCGTGGCGGGAAGACAAGCCGCTGACGGAGTTGCTGCAGCTGGGCACGCTGTTCGGCATCGACCTGGCCAAGCCGGCGGCGATCACGCCAACGCAAGCGCGCAAGAAGGGCATGCCGGAAGAAGTGATTGCGCAGTACGCGGGCAAGCCTTCGCGGGGCCTGGCGCTGGAGCGTGACGACGGCAGCACGGCGCGTCGTGTCTTCGGGAAAAATACATATTGACGGCTTCGTCAATATGAAATACTATCAATGCGTACCACTCATTTAACGAATAGGAGTTTCACATCATGGCAAAAGTACCACAACAGGTTTTTACGACCCCCGTTGGTCGGCTGGTCGGCGGTTCGATTTACGAGCCGAAAACGCATGACTCCAAGGGCAACCTGCTGGTTGTCAAAAATGGCCCAAATAAAGACCAGCCGCGCCCAACCTGGGACTTTGCGATGGCTATCCCGAAAATCCCGGGCGAGGGCCACTGGGGCACACACCCATTTTTCGCTCCGATCTGGGCATTCACGCACGCCCAGTACCCGCAAGGTCAAGCCCAAGCGCCTTCCTTTTCCTGGAAGGTTACTGACGGCGATAGCACGATTCCTAACAAGAGCCTGAAAAAGCCCTGCGAAAACGAAGGCTACCCTGGGCATTGGGTTGTTTGGTTCTCGTCAAGCAAGCCACCGACGGTATGGGACGCGAACGGTGTTGCCCAAATTACCGAACCCGGCGCCATTAAAAGCGGCTCCTATATCCAGGTGCAAGGCGACGTCACGCCGAACAACTCGACCAAATCCCCAGGCATCTACTGGAATCATTTCCGCGTCGCTTACTCGGCGTGGGGGCCAGAGATCAGCTACGGCCCGACCGTGAGCGAAGCAAAGTTCGGCCAAGGCGTTCAACTTCCGCCAGGTGCAAGCGTCGTCCCGGTCGGTGGCGCAGGATTGCCGCCGGTAGTCACGCCGCCAGTCCCCGGTGCGCCGATCGCTCCTCCGGTCCCTGCTTTGGCCCCCCCGCCTCCGCTGCCGGTGCCAGTCGCTGCGCCAGTGCCGACTCTCGGCCAGCCTACCACGCTGGGTCTGACGGTTGACCTGGCGGCGATGCGCGCGGGCGGCCAGTGGACGGAGGCCTTGCTCGTGCAGCACGGCTACATTACCGCCGCGGTACCCGCCCCTTTGCCGCCCGCTGGTTCTGCGCCTCCGCCACCCGGCCCTGCGCTGATTGCGCCTGTCGTGCCTAATCCGGCCATTTTGGCCATCCCGGGCGCGCCGGTGCCGCCGCTTCCTGCTGTTGCGCCACCTCCGCCAGCTCCAGCTGCGCGCCAGATGACGGCAGCGGCTGGTGGCCACACCTACGAGCAAATGATCGCGGGCGGCTGGGATGACGTGAAGTTGATCCAAAACGGCATGATGCTGGCCTGATAACCACGCCCTGGCTTCGGCCGGGGCATTTCTTCGAGAGCAGAATGGATACACAAATTCGAACACGGGGCGCGGCGTGGGCGCAGACCGTCAAAGAAGAGCAGGACTTGCGCGGGTACACTTGGGAGCACCAGCACGATACCTACCCGGCTGGCCCCCTAATTCACCGTGGCGTTCGAATCGGGCCGCCAATGAAATCAACCGCTCACTCGCCGCAAAACCTACCGAAGCCGCCCGCCCCGACTCTTTCGGTGGATGGGGTCCCGCTGGTAACGATTGGGCTATGGCCCCCATTGTGGACACTCAAATGATCCCAGCGCCACCTCCCGCCCTGGAGCACCTGCCGCGCGGCACGCAGCTTTATGCCGGCATGGGCCGCGCCGAGGTGCTGCCCGATATGGACTTTGAGACGTACAGCGAAGCCGGGTACGTGCGAACAGCGGACGGCTGGGGCAACCTGCCGGGCGCGGCCAAGAAGGGCTTGAGCACTGTGGGCGCCGCGCGTTATGCCGAGCATCCAAGCACCGAAATTACCTCATTCTATTACGACCTCAAGGATGGCACGGGCCGACAGTTTTGGCGCCCAGGCATGCCCAACCCCGAGCCGCTGCTTGCGTATATCCGCGCTGGCGGCCGTGTGGAAGCCTGGAACGTGGGCTTTGAGCGCTGGATCTGGGAAAAGATTTGTGCGCCCAAGCTGGGCTGGCCATCGATCGCGCAAGAGCAGTATCGTTGCGCCATGGCCAAGGGCCGCGCGTTCTGTCTGCCGGGCGCGTTGAGCAAAGCTGGCGAGGTGTTAAACCTGCAGAACAAGAAGAACCCCGACGGCGATCGCCTGCTGAAAAAGTTTGCCATGCCGCGCAAGCCGACGGCCAAGGACAAGCGCACGCGCATTCGCCCCGAGGAAGACCCGGTAGACGGCCCCTTGTTGTACGCATACAACGAGCGCGACATTATTGCCGAGGCCGAAGCGTCAAGCCGCATCCCGGACCTGGAGGGCGAGGAGCTACAATTCTGGTTCGCGGACCAAGAATGCAATCACCGCGGCGTGGCCGTCGACGTGCCGAACATCAATAACTGCATCGCCATCATCAATGAGGCGCACACGCGATACAACAGTGAGCTGGCGCGTATCACGCATGGCGAGGTGCAACGAGCGTCTGAGCTGGCCAAACTCGTGGCATGGTTCGCAAAATACGGCGTCGGCTTTGCCAGTCTGGACGAGGAGCACATCGAGGAGGCGCTGGCGCGCCCGAACCTGCCCGCGTGGGCGCGGCGCCCGTTGGAGATCCGCCAGGCTATCGGCTCGGCCGCCGTCAAGAAGGTATTCGCCATGGCCAACCAGGTCACGGCCGCCGGGCGCCTGCATGACCTCTTTCTCTACTACGGCGCGCGCACGGGCCGCGCCACAGGCAGCGGGCCGCAGCCCACCAACCTGCCTAACAGCGGGCCGCCGGTCAAGCAATGCGGCTGCGGCAAACACTTCGGCATGGCGCACACGGTCTGCCCATGGTGCGCCATGCCGCAGCCGCCCGGCAAACATCCCATTCCGGAATGGTGCGCCGAGGCGGCTGCCGACGTGCTGGTCATCATCGAGGCCCGGTCGCTGGATCTGCTGGAGTATTATTTCGGCGACGCCATGGCGGCCATCAGCGGGTGCCTGCGCGGCCTGTTCATCGCGCCCGAGGGTTACGACCTGGTCTGTTCGGACTACTCAAGCATCGAGGCCGTGGTGCTGGCCATGATCTCCGGCGAGCAATGGCGTATCGACGTCTTCCGTACCCACGGCAAGATTTACGAGGCGGGCGCGGCCAAGATTACTGGCATTCCGTTCGAGGAGTTCATGCGCCACGCCGGCTACACCGACGAGGAACTGGCCAAGCCCGACTGGTATCTGCGCAAGCCGGCCACGAAGGGCAGCCACCACCCGATGCGCAAGAAGATCGGCAAAGTGTCGGAGCTCGCGTCCGGGTACCAGGGCTGGATTGGTTCGTGGATTGCCTTCGGCGCCGACGAGTTCATGAATGAGCCGGAAATGAAAAAGGCGATTCTTGCCTGGCGCGCGGCGTCGCCATCCATCGTTGAATTCTGGGGCGGGCAGCAGCGTGGGCGCTGGGGCGAGGAGCGCGCATGCTTGTTCGGCGTCGAGGGCATGTTTATCGCGGCCGTGCAAAACCCAGGCGTGACGTACGAGTTTCGCGGGTTTGAATTCACGTACCGCGGCGATATTCTTTTTCTCAAGTTGCTATCGGGCCGATACCTGCACTACCACAAGCCGCGCCTGCGCCCATCGAGCAAGAAGGCCGGCACGCTGGCGATCTCCTATGAGGGCAACAACACGAACCCAAAAAACGGCCCGGTCGGCTGGATTCGCATGGACACATGGGGCGGCCGATTGGTCGAGAACATCGTGCAAGCGGTGGCGCGAGATATCTTGCGCCACGCCATGGTCAATATGCGGGGCACGGTCTACGAGGTCGTGCTGCACGTCTACGACGAGATCGTGGCGCAGGTAAAGAAAGGGCTCGGCTCGGTGCAAGAGTTCGAGCGCATCATGGCCACAATGCCCGCGTGGGCGGCAGGGTGGCCGATCAAGGCGGCCGGCGGCTGGCGCCAGGCTCGTTACTCGAAATAGGGAGGCATCATGACAGAAATGGAATGGAAGCAAAAATTGAAGTCCCTGCAGTACCGATGCAAGCAGGCCCTGGACGCCTCACGCGGCGGTTACTTCCGTCGAGTACCGCGCGAGGAGCAGAACCCGCTGGACGACGCAGCGCGCGAGGCCGAGGACTTGCTCGGAGCGCATTTATCCAACAAGCACCGCCTCGTAGCATAATACTTGCAATCGGTGAATTATTCAGCTAAAGTAAAGCCTTAACTGACAAGAAGGAATTACGATGGCTGCAAAGATTTCCCCTGAAATGCAACGCGCTCGCAAGATGCTGGAAGACAGCAAGGGCGCGGCTACCGCCTACAGCGTGGCCAAGGCCTGCAACCTGACGGCCGGCGCAATCACTCGGTCCCCCTGGTATAAGGCCTTCATCGCGGCCCTGCCGGTGGCAGATGATAGCGACGCCAAGGCGCGGCGGTTAATCACGGAGCAGGGTTACACGGCGTACGCTGCGGCTAAAGTTTCCGGCATTTCCCACGCTACGATCGGCCGCCGCGCTTGGTACCGTGACCATCTCGAAAGGACGAAAATCAAATGAATATCTTGGACGAACTGGAAGACTTTATTCTGCTGCGCCGCCGGCGCGCGCTGGTAATAGAAATGGCGTTGCTGATTGACATTGGGATGCAGGGCTGTTATCGCACCCGAACGGTCATGAAAGAGATTGCCGTCATTGACCAGCTGCGGCTGCCGCGCCCCGTACCGGAAGAGCTCCATCCGTCCTACGCGTGCCAAATGCGCCGCCAGAAGGTAATGGATGGGCTTGAGTTGGTGGGGGGATTCGCCGGCCGTATGTTGGTGGTTTTGGCGGCCGTCATCGCGCTAAACTGGGCGGCGTCGTTATGGCCATGAAATGCGCCCCGCGCCGGGAAGGCGATGAAATGGCCTGCCCATGTGGGCGCCGTTGGGGCGTGGACGAGCCGAAGCCCGAGTGCGCCTATTCGATCGAGCGAACGAAAGCCTGGCAAGCGCGCGCCGTTGCGGCCACCTCTTCGATTTCCATCAAGGCCGCGCCAAGATCTCTTTGAATGTCGTCACGAAATGCCCCGCTGGCGGGACTGGCCGCATCGCTGACGATGGCGGGATGGGTTTCGGTGGCGCGGGCAGGTCCACTACAGATACCGGAGCCGCGGCGCAGGCTGACAGCAAGAGCGGAACGAGCAGAAGCAATTTCTTCATCATGTACCCCATTAATTTTTACAATGGCTGCGGCATTCTTTGCTTCCTTTTCCGCGTTTTCTTTTTCACGCTTGGCAATCGCTACCTTTTCAGCTTTGGCGAGCGCTACCTTATCGGCGTTCCATTCCGCTTGTACGCCAACCGCCCCAGTGTGATGCCCGAACCAGAACACGCCAGCCAGCACCAGCAGCACTACCGTGATTTTCGCGTAGGCGTTCATGGCGCTGGGTCCTTGGTAACGGTTGTCGACGTCATGCTGGTGATCGTGGTGTTATCAGGCATATCCTGTTTATTGAATACCACCTTTGCCACGAGAGGCAGCACCCACATGCCGCCGTACAGGCCGAACATTTCGTTCGACAACGAGCCCTTGATTTGCTGATCAACAATTACCCAGGTCGTCACGGCCAGCACCAGCATAAAGGCCGCAGCGATCTTACTGACCTTGCCATTTTCCATGATCAGGTCGAACAGATCAAAGGCGAAATCGGGCCGCTTCTGTGCACGCCAGAACGACAGGCCGATGATGATGAAGACCAGGCAAAGCCCTGTCAGCATGGGATCGATTTTGGCGAAGTTCATACGGTGCCCACGCGGTTGGCCAGCCAGCCATAGATGAAAGCCCGATTTGCTGGCCGCGTTTCTGCCAGCTCAACGTACCGCGCGCCCTGCAGGCAATCCAAGCCACGCACTAGAACCGTCTCGCCGTCCTTGGGGCGGTACTTCAAGAACGCTGCCAGCGCCGCCAACGTGGCCTGGCCAATGGCGCCATCCGCGGCCAGGGGCGCGTACAGTGGCTTGCCATCGATTGGTTCGCGCAGCACGTTCAAGAGGCGCTGCAGCCAGGGTCCGGGAACCGAAACTCCCATATTCACGCCGGTATCGAACATCTCCTCGGCGACGCGCGGCGCCAACGTGGCCACCTTGTCGAAGCCTGGCGCGGTGATGTACTGGCGCTGGTAGACGGCGCGGGCATAGTCGCGCGGCAAGTCTTGCATGCGGCCGGCGTACCCGCTTGCGCGCGCGGTGGCTTCGGTGATGCCCCAGGTTGTCGGGCCGCCCTTATCCGCCGGATGGTCGACGTAACCGCCCTCGCGGTCAATCAGTGCTTCGATGTTCATTTTTGTCTTTCTCGGCAAGCTGTTTGAGGAGAAGCTCGGTTTGGAGCTCGGCGTTGCGGGTGTTTGCGTGGTTCAACCGGATTAAGACGATCAGCGAGACGATGCCGAGCACGACCCCCACGAAAGAAGTGACGCCTTGGACCGCGCCGATTAAGTCAGCGATCGACCATCCCCCGGTCCACGCGATCATTGCCCCCAGAGTCCGGGGGCTGTTTGCCACTTCTTGCAAGACGTTTTGCCAAGTCATTGTTTCGCTTTCGGAGAAGGTAGAGCCTTACCCATTGGAGTC